TCTCCTGATCTGCGGATTTAATTTCCGCGCTTTGAGGTGTGTCACTAGCTATTCCCGAAGTAATAACTTCATCCTTAGCCAGAGACTGACCTGCTAGATCTACACGATTTGTGAAAGTTTTTTTGAATTCTTCGTACTCCGCAGTGGAGTCAAAAGACTTCGCGAGCGAAAAAGTAGCTGATTGATTGCAAGGTACGGAAACAACCGATACCTCAAATAACTCAGCGTCCTTAATCATTAGTCCGTCGGTTTCCTTAATATAATCAGCATCCTTGACTCGGAAACCTACGGAAAAGGCCCCAAGAACACCGTCTTTAACTAGTTCTGCAACATTAGCAGGTGCTGACTTGCTAATCTTACATTCTAACTCCAAACCATCAGGACCAGCTTTCAGACCTGTGGCTCGACCAATTGGCTTATCATAGTCATGATTAAACAAGATAATTGGATTCTTTTCGAAATTACTTAGTCCACCTTTTTGCCAAGCTTCTGCTGAGATGGAGTCACCCGCGCGATCAAAGTCAGCTGTACTTGCGAAGCCACGAATCATTACAGAACCATCGTCCTGTGCGTGAGTCTTGAAAGTAGACGTAAGATTAAAGATCTTATTCATATCTTAATCCTTTTTTACTGCCGGTTTAACAGCAGGCTTGACCGCAGCCTTTTTTGGAGTAGGCTTTGGTGCTTTGGGCGTAACAGGCTTGGGCTTTGGCTCAGGCTTTGGCTCAGGCTTTGGCGCTGAGAGCTCAGGATAGTTACTTTTAAGAGCATGGGTTAAATACTTCCATGCTTTAAAACTTCTTTTAACAGTTATAACACAACAAGCATTACGGCCTACAATGGCCATGTACTCCTTCTGTCCAATGTCAAGAGGTAGTCCAAAATCTTTAAAATGTTGATACGTTTTTTCTAGTACTGCTTGTCTTTGGCGAACTGCCATTTATTCTTCTCCTTCTTCCGGAGGGCGACCGCCCTCGTCTGGGTTAGTGGCAGAGCCTGCGATATTTGCAGGAACGCGTATTTCTTCTGTACCTTCTATAGGCTCAAAGCCTAAGCGATCTCTTGCTTCTGCTGCAGTGATAATACCGCCATTTACTAGTGAAGTATAATAAGCAGAAGAGTCACGTAATTCTGGCTGTAGAGCAGGGATATTAGTAATATCCTCACTTAACTCAAAACCAAAATATCTTTCGAGTCCATAATTAATTTTTCGAACTATAGGAAGTATAGTCTCCAAATAATATAGTCGCATATTTGGGCGAATGTTAGCGTTATTACCAGAATCCATCAAAATTGGAGGGATTCCGAGTGCCTTTAAAATAATCTTTTCGTTTTCTGAGATTGCAGATTGAAAATCTAATTCTTTAAAATTTACATTTGAGATCTTATCGACCTCGATTCCGCCATCTAAGATAAGTGGACGTTTTCCACCTGCATCTGGACGGTATCTTTCTTGCCAAGAAACCATCATTCGTTCTTTGATTTTCTCAGAAAGTGTATTTGGTGACTTAAGTACTAAACCTGGAACTGCTCCGTTTTTAAAGAAGTTATCCTGAAAGTCTCTCATTCTTTTCATCAAAACCATAGTACGTAGTGCAGGTTTTAGACGAGGAACTCCACGATAGATAGAGTGAAAGGAGTTTTCTTTGATATGAATAATTTCATTAGGGCTAAAAGTAGTATCGAACATTGTAAACTTTTCAATGTAAGTTTCTTTGTCAGAGTGAATCTTTACGTCCGTAGCTGGTAAATGATAAAGATGTGCACCGTCAAAGTACATAAAGATATTACCATCGAGTAAGAAATCAGTAATAAGGTTACGTTTAAAAGTATTTATGTCCTGAAAAGGGTTAGGAGACTTGTTAAGAATGTTGTCTACTTTAGAAGCCTTAATTCCAGGAATTACGCCTCGAAAAGCGTTGTCTCGTGAAACAAGAGTATGAATTTCTGCTACGTCATCAACGATCATATTTACGCCGCGATTAACGATTTCTAGATCTTCATAAGCTCTTTCATAACTTAGAGTTGATTCTCTTGAAGACTCTGTGCTGCCTCCGCCAATAGTGTATTGTGCAGGGTTCAGCTTCTCTTCAAGATTTACGGATTTTGCTCCAAAAATGTTATTATACCAAGCCATGTTTTTCTCTTTGAATCTGTACCCAGCGCATTTGTTTCTTTGCAGTTCCTAGCGCAGGATCTTTACCGTAAATTGAATGAAGCTTTAAATGGTGAGTATGACACAGTGTAACTGTGTGGTCATATAGCTCAGCATGATGCTCTTCTATAAAGTCATCCCGAAGTGCTTGAATATACTCAGGATTGTGTTTGTTCTTTGTCAACCATTGATTTAACAAAGGTGTGAGACTGTAAAAATGGTGAAAGTCTAGCTGCTCTGTCTCGTCACAAATCTTGCAAGAGGAACCCTTTTCATACTTGGACTTTGCCTTATCTCGTACATATTTTACTACATCGCGTTTTAGCTTAGGCATTTTCCTTTTGTTCCTCGATTTTTCATTTAAAGAATTATATCGGCTTTAGGGTGACTTGTCAATAACTATTTTTGAGTAGGTATCGCTAGAAGGATACCTGTGCAGTTTGGAACGAGTAAAGTGCGTAACGTAGACCATCTCCCATGTGGGAAGCCATGTTGTGCTTCGGTTTTTCCTTCATTAGATTAGGATTTGGATCCCACTGATACGCATCTAAGCATCTTAAAGCTTCTTTACATTCTTGATCGACATACAGTTTATCATTGTCAATAATTGCAGATACGTGACCAATACCATCAAGTACAGATTTCTTTGCATTAATAGTACTAATATCATAGTTTTGTGCTAAGTCAAAGCGAGTTTGCTGTGCTGCGGAATCAATATAGATATAGTCAATATCCCATCTTTCAATTAACTTTTGTATCTCTACTGCGTGCTGTTCTGTAGTACGCTCATTATTCATATACTCATCTACTAGATAATACTTGTCTTCATCCCAGTCGTAAGCAATTACACATAGTGCGGTAGGATCTTTAAAACCCACGTCCAACCCCGCAAAGACGTCCATCTTACTAGTATCAAACTGAGACAAGTCTTTTACTTGTGTTTCAAAGTTAAACTTCCAGATCTGGCCTTCATAAGTATTGAAGTCAGCTTCATACTCCTGTTTAAATTCTGCTTCAGACATTGATTTACGTGCTTCTGAAATATCGCTCTCACTCATTCGAGGATTATCACGATAAGTTGCTCGTATGCTGCACCATTCGGGAAAGTCTTCTGAGTACCCTCTATAGAAGAACTCAGAGAACCAGTTGTTGCGACCCCGTGGCGTGGAGATAAAGATGGCTTTAGAATTTGGTTTGTCCAGAGTAGGACGAAGAGCAACGTTGAAGGCATCCTTGCCGTCAGCGAGTGCGGCCTCATCAAAGATGATAAGGTCATAAGATCTACCTACACAAGAATCGACCTGATTAACAGAACCCATTCTTACGGTAGACCCGTTAGAGATTTCGATAACTTTATCCTTGGCGTTATCTTTTGTAACCTCTAAATCAAAATGCTTAATTAGATTTCTCTGAAGGTCGAAAGAAATCTGAGACAAGGAGTAGTTGGGGGACATGATTAAAATGTTAGAGCCAGGAACCAAGGACACGAGCTGTCCAATGATGTTGGCTATGTACGTTTTTCCCTGCCGCCGAGAGACAGCGGCAGAGATAAAACGATACTTTGGGTCGTTAACCGCATTGATAATTGCTATCTGCGAGGGTAACGGAGTGACATTCAATAACTCCATGTACGGAGCTATTGGAAGTTTAAGAAATCTTGCCTCAGATCCTAATTCAACTATTTCATCAGAGATAATGTCTCTGCGACTTACTTCTACTGTCATATTAATCTTCTTTTTTAACTAGTGTCCAGATACCGTAGCCTAAGCCTACCCATGCTAGTAGTTTTGCTAAACCACCGAAAAGTATAACCGAACCACAGACTGCTATTAACATTGCACCATCCCAAGATGTGCGTTCTTTCATTGCTGCTTTAATCCATTTCACACTGAGTACCTCTCTTTTTATGACCATTCCAGGCTACGAATCCTGCTAGACGCAGTGACCAGTATGCTAGATAGTTAAGAACTCTGAAACCATTTACTTCGATACAGATGTCACGGAACAAACCGTCCATGTGTTTCTGATCGTGATAGCCAATGTTGCTTCCGTCTTTCTTCATAAGAGTAGCAAATTTATAGCCATAGTCATGAACTAAACCACCCATAAGAAGTACACCTACTGGTGAAAGGAAAGTTGCGAGAAACTTAGGAACAGATGCTCCATCAAACTCAAACCCCGCAGGAATCTTGTACTCTACACCATTAAGAGTATAGTTAAAATCTTGTTCAATTTTCCATTTACGTGTACCCATTAACCACATTAGAATACCTTTCCAAAAACCTTTATCTTTTGTTTTTATTGGTAGTGGTGACATAACTGGCATAAACTTGTATTTAAATCCTACTAGTGTTTCTTCTTTTTTATCTACTTTATTTACTACAAAGCCGATAAGTACTAGGACTGAAAGTACTGTCCACTGCCAAAAGTTCATTGCTAAGTCTAAGATTAAATCCATTACTTTTTACTCCCTACTGCTTCCTTGGCATAAAATGCCGCTACAATAGCTGCAACGGAAACGAAGTAGGTAGGGGCCATGCTCCCTAAAGTACTTGAAGCGTTAGACAGCCCTAATAATTCTGCGGCTACTACGGCGAAGGGATAAAGTAACATACCGCCAAGTGCAAACCAGGCCATGTTTCTTTGCGCATCTCGCATAGCATCTGCGTCTTCTAACTCTTTGCGCTTTGCTTCAAGGTACATTGTTTGTTCAGCATCAGATACTTGCCCGTCACCGTTAGTATCTGCGGGATGGTATTCCATTATATTAATACCTTATTGCTAACTAATGTTATATCAAGGGAGCCGGAGATTATAGCATCGCTCGCGGCGTATGTGCGCAAATCAATATCCGTCTTTTCAGGAAACATAAGAGGACTATCGTAAATTTGTTTTTGAGTCTCTTGGGAAAGGAAGAAGTTTGCTTTTACTAGGAATGCTTTGCCTAGTTCGCGAGCAAATAGAGCTATTTGAGTAGCGGAATCGTTTTTACTCGAACCAGCAGTTATGCTTGTTACAAATGCAGTGTGTCCTGCAGGAACTGTATAAGCTGATTGCTGCGATTCTCCATAACCGGGCGCTATTGTAGCAACAGGGAAGTAAGCGTTATCGCCAATGTTATACATTTCTACTTTTACTTCGCCTACATTGGAAGCGGTACCTGACATATATGCCCTGTAAATTCTTCTAAAGTTTGTTGAGCCTGTTACGTCAGTGGTACCATTTAAAGTTAAGGTTTCGGTCTTGACAGCATAGTTGATATCAAGCCCTTCAACGGTTACGTTAGTAGTGTCTGAGGTTGAAGTTGAAGATACAATAACTGAGGATAATGCCACATCATACCAAGGATATAATTGCTCGCCGGTTTCTTTACCTCTACGCCAGATGGTGCTCCAGCCGACCTTAGAGCCTTGAATTACTCCAGGCAAGTGCTTAAAACTGTGGCCGCTGCGTAACCCCGCGGCTAAACTAATTGGAGTTTCTGCTAAGGAGCTTACTATCTGTACTGAACCTCTACTCATTTTTATTTTCTCTATACTACTTTAAAGTAGTCTGTGCTGAACCGTCTCCGATTGAACGTATTTACCATTTAACCTTATCTGCCCAATATGCTGCGGACATTTTGCCTTTGGCTATGTTTTTTGCGTGACGTGCTTTAAAAGACGCTCTCTTTTTCTTCATTGCGGCTGATTCTCCAGCCTTCGGCTTCCCTGCCGTTTTAGCTCCCTGCTGGCCGAAACGAATCGTTTTAATCTTGCTGCCAACTTTAGCTACAACGATGTGAGACTTTTTGGCATGCCCTGGAGTGCGTTTAGGTTTGTTGAAACCCGTAACGCCTGCCCGTTTTATCCTTGAGTCTTTCTTTTTCGTTTTTCGCTTTGCTGGCATAAAATTACTCCTTAGTCTGGCTTACTGCTTCTGAGACGTCTGCCCCAGCGGCGGTGGCTATGTCTGCTACTGCTGTTCCTACTCCTCCAAGAGTTCCGTTAATGATACCTTGAGTGCCGTCAATAGCAGCGTTCATGGTTCCACAGGCTCCGAGTAGTAGTGCAGATACTAAAATTAAATATTTCATAGTATATTCCTTATGTCTTGGCTTTCCGAGCCTGTATTTTAGCCTACAGTGCAAGCTTTCCGCCCGTATCCGACTACCAATAATTAACCTCGTCTCATCCGCGCTTTACGCTTCTTCTTGACAAAAGTTTTAACCATAGTGGGCTTGCCACCTGGGTTTCCTGCTTTTCTCTTACGACTTATTGCAGACTTCTTTTGTGCTGCTGTCATACGAGCTGCTTTTGCTTTAGGAACACACTTTGGGTATTTGCTGCTTTTTGCTTTGCCTCTACCACACTTTGCGTAGCCTCCTCCCTTCTTTGGGCGGGAGATGTCTACCCACTCTTCCTTAAACCATTTCTTGAGACTCATTTCTTGACTCCCATGCGGTACTTACCGCCTCTGCGTTTATACTCTTTCACTAGAAAGGCATTTGCATACGCTGAAGGGTATACCTTAAATTTTCTTTTTACTTGGCTTTTTACTGCTGAATACAGACGCTTGTTTGTCGGTACTGGCTTCTTCTTTGCTACTTTCCTCTTCTTCCGTGCTGCCATCTAAAGTCTCCTCTACTGGAGGTATCCAGCCTGCTGCTAACTTGGCTTCTTCTTCTGTTCCAAACTTATGCAGTTTTCTTATGCCTTGTTCTTCTATCACCTCTAAGAAGCACCATTTTCCGCGTTTTTCAAAAATCATCTTACTTGCCTCTCTTCTTCGGCTTCTTCTTCTTTGGTCGACCGACTGTTGATCCGTATGTTCCTTTACCTTTTGGCATAATTTTCTCCTATATCTTGGTGAGTAAAGTCACCAGTACACCTGCTAAAAACATGATTATGGTTCCGCCCATGGCCATCATGCGAGAATCTATACGCATTAGCCCAGACTCCAGATCTTCTAGTCTCTGAAAGCAAGTTCTCCAGCGTTCGTCACACTGTACTTCATGTGCGTAAAGACCTTTTTCAAGATCATTGATTTTCTCATTCTGTTCCATTTAGTAGTTTATCCATAAGCTTACCATAATTACCTTGACCAAAAGGTACAGAATCATTAATCTGTACATTAGTCTGGTTCTTAATAGTGCTTCCTTCGGCTTTGGCGAGATCGGTCTGTGCCTTAATCTCGTCAATACGCATTTTATGTGCCATCTGTAACAGATCTGCTAAATCCTTGCTGGAGTATACACCAGATTCCTGAGCTTCTTCTAGCTTGGATGCGATCATCTCGTCTAACAGGGAACCGATGTTATTCTTATTACGGTAGCCTAGGTCTAAGTACACTGTGTCGATGTACTTCTTTACTTCACGTTTATTCAGTACATCTACTACTTGTTGTTCAGATACTTGAAGGTATTCGCAGACACCCCGAATATTTCCGTATTGAAGATAACTATTCGCTATCTCCAGTCCCTCAGGGGATATTGTAGTTAGTTCTTTTGCCATGGTTCAAATTATACTCAAATAGAGGTTGGTTGTCAAGAGATTTTTTTCTCAGGTTAGTCAGAGAGTGGATTATCGAGTGCTCTCTGGAGTTTCTTTTCTAGTCGATCTTCTAGATCTTCCATGTCTTGGTCAGAGTCTGCTTTCATGGCATCGCGCTTGGCTTCAAAACGTTGGCTTGCTTTGTCGATCATGTCTCGTACTTCGGTTTCCATAGTACGTACTTTATCTTCTGCGCGGTCTGCTTGCTTCTCGATTGAGAGTATATCATCTCGCAACCCAGTTTTAATATCTCGTGTATATTCAATAGCATCATCGAGCTTTTGCTCTATTTGGAGGTTTCGTGCTGCTATAGCATCTGTATCAATATTCTGGACAATTTCTTTCATATCCATATAATCTGCGTAAAACTCAAAACCTGCCCAGGCTGTACCGCCTAGAGTCGAGAGTGCTGTAAGCATAACCATCATCTTACCGCCTTTAAACGTCATTCCTCCAACTTCAAACTCTGCCATTAATCTTCCTTTGCGAACTGTAAACTCTTGAGATTAGCAATCTCTTGTTTTAATTTCATTACTTCCATGCGTTTCTTTTCTAGTTCTAATTGATAAAGGGTATTACAGTTAATCCTTTCCTTAGGACCACCAATTGGTATAGTTATTTTTGCATACACACCTATGTCACTATCTCTCACAGTCGAGTTACTAAATGTTGCGTCATAGGGGTTATCGTAAGGATTTTGATATTGATTATCAATAAACCCTACAACACCGAATTCTACATTGGTAGCCGAACCAATGGCATTTTGGCAGTCTAACTGCCCGGCTCTAATCCTGTCCGATGCATAACTCTGTGGAGAGCTAGGTAGGTTAAGATTCATAGAGCTTGAATCTGCTAGGACTAAACTATTAGCCAGCAGTAAGGCTATTACTATTAAATACTTCATTCTTGACCTTTGAACAAATTCTTGAGGTTATGATAGAAGGGTTCTTTACGCTTGCAAGAGTCTTTGATTTGGAGCAAATATAAACTACTTTCTTCGAGTCTATTGTGCGTACGTATACTTCTATGTTTTTTCTTTCTAAATAATTTAAGTTGATTAGTTTATCCGTACTGGCAAAAGCTAGATTATTCCAGTCTTTATCATATACATTAATAGAGTACCAATCAATCTCTTCACGATTATTGAAAATACTCATATACAGTACTTTTACTCCTGGCATAGGAGCTTGCTCTAGTACAGGATACGTAGGAGTAAACTGGTGAGCACTAATGTGCCCACCCAGAATACAAAATGCAACAAAAAGTATTATTGAGCGATACATTCTGCCAATACCATTGCAGTGTAGTCTCCAGCCGGAAACGACTTATCGTATCCGTAGTCTGCTGTAGAATCTACATTAAACCAAACGCTTCCAGCAATAGTAAGATCGAATTCAACAGTATTGTTGTACTCGAGTTTAGCTGCTTCAAATGCTGACATACCTGCATCTGAAGTTTGACCTACAGTAACGTCTCCTGTCCAATTCACAACATCAGGTAGCTCAGGGCTAGATGAGAATGAGTTAGGATAAGAGAGCACAGCTTTGTAGTGATCTGCTGCTAAAATGTCATAACGAATCACAGGCTGTACGCCTCCGGCAGTTCCACTTGTACTCAGCTCACTTGGACTAGGGTTACCATAGACACCTGTGGTATCAGTTTGGATAACACATTTACTTTCTACTGTACCCATAATAGGTACATTAGCCAGGGCTACACAAGGTAACGCTGCTAATAAAATTAATGACTTTTTCATAAGAAAAATCCTATTTGACGGCTTACGCCTCTTCGGTAGTGTTTTAATCATATTGGGCCTCTACCATTTCTTCATGAAGCAATTGCTGAGCCAGCCCAACTCTCTTTGCTTTCTTATTATCTGGCAACTTCCCGTCTACCAGTACTACCGTATCCGCATACACACCACCATTTAATGATCCGGTGTAACTGCGAGGTATGTAGTTCATTGCGAAAAGTGCTTGTTCTGTTATTGAAGCCTGAGCCGTCATTGCAGACGTGTTCAACCCTCCAAGCATCTTCTCTAGATTTACTTTAATTTTATTGTTTCGTTGTTTGCGTTCGTACTCTTCCTCTTCATCAAGCTTTGCTTGTTTTGCCATCTCTGCTAAAACAAGCTCATCCTGTAGAGGATCATTAAACTCTACTACAGGTATAAGTGAAGGGTCGTACGGAGTAACATAATCGGGACAGGAGGGATCTGACTGCGGATCAAAACAAGGATCGTATCTATAACTGTAAACCACTGAAGGGTCTACTACTTGTCCATTTCCGTCTATTTCAATGGAGCCATCGCCCCATGCTTCAATCGGTATATCTCCTACTCCAATTACTTTATAAATCTTGTTGCCAGGCAATCCTGACCAGTCATCTGCCTCTCGAAAGATATATCCATCTCCAAGTGCATTTTCATTTGAAACGTAGACAACCATGTCATCTTCTAGGTTTTTTACAGCTTCGTAACGGTACACTACAGAGCCAACAGTAAGACCAGCTTGCTGAGGTAATACATTTTGCATTACCCAGTCATATGCGGTTGTTCGTGCCTGTCCTGTAACTATCTCAGAGTACGAGGAGGGCGCCAAGCAAGCTAAGGATACCGCCAACGCCATAGAGCGTTTGTTTGGTAGTCTCATCCATTGCATCTTCATCTTTCTCCTCTAGAGGCTCTTCTTCTCTGTGAGTTTCCCAGCCTGCTTTCGCTTCTGGTCCGATCATACCGTCATACGGGCAAGGTGTTCCTGCCATCATCATTGCGTCAAATACACGTTTGTCTTGACACATTACTGAGACCGCTGCTACTTTCATACCCATGTCATAAAGAGTCTTTGCATTCTTTAATTTTTCACAATTCATGTCTCTTGTAGTAGTTCCCATGCTTATGCCTAGGATTTGGGTCTGTACTGCACCCGCAACTCCTACTGTACAAAGGTCTGAATTTGAAATGTTCATCGTCGGGGTAATTGCCGACGGAGGAGGGGACTTCAACGTAGTAGTGGTAGTGCTGTTGATATCACTGGTTGTCGTTGAGTCTGTAACAATTGTGTCTGTATTTGTCGTATCCTCGTCCTGGGCGTATAAAGCACCAGACAGTGCGAGGGATAAAATAAGTAATAATCTATTCATGTAAAGCCTATTGATATACGTTGGTTATGTTTTCATTATTTTTACATTATACCTGAGAAGCAAAAAATTGTCAAGAACTTTTTTTAAGGTGCTACTAGACATAAATATCAATAAGCCTACCGAGTTTGGGTAGGCGATATCCATATTTTCTTTTAATATACCTAGATCTACTCATTAGTAGGTGGAGTAGGCCAAGATATACTATGATATTCTGTTATATTATCGTTATTTATCGGAAAGTCTCTGAGGGCTTGTCGATAAGTAGACCACTCAGTCTTTTTCTCTGAAGTTAAAGGACTGTCAGGCACTTGTGTCCAATCAGATAAAGTTAGTTTTAAGTCTCTATCTATACGCACTCGTACATACAATGCGGCGCTATCGAAGTCCCACTCTTTTGTATCAATATTCCAAGTGTTAAAATCACCGGGCCAAGCAGGTTTGTTAATCCATTCGCTAGTAGCATTTTTCCAATACCATTCATGAGCCTTCATCCCTGACTGCATAGGATTTGCACCTGGAAAGGGATCTCCCCATCGAACAATATAGTTGCCGTGTTGTTCTCCTTCTACATATTCATCGGGATTTGGCGGATGTGCGAAGTGAGCGACTTCTCCCGTATCTGGGTCTACTAGTGCGCAAGTGTGTTTTTGTGTCATATGAATTTCCCTACTATTAGTGATCTGGTGGCATCGACTGCCCAAGAATCTGTTATTGAGAAGCCCGGAGAAGGTCCGTTAACTCCGGTTTCAAACTTACCTACATTTATGGGTGCCATTGCTATTCCCAAAGGTGTACTACTACTTTTTTGAGTACTGCTTACGCCGCTAGCCCTGTCAGGGTTGTTTGTAGCGCTGGCATTGTCATAAAAGGAATATCCAGGCTGCGAAAAGATATATCCAGCTCCCCATGCGTAAGACTTACCGTTGGGGTCTCCCGTTTCGGGTCTAACTAGTAAAGTACAGAACCCAAAAGCTGTTACTAGAACAAAGTAATCGGTAAAGTTATTGATGTTACCTACTTCTTGTGTAATAATAGGCAATCCTGTAGATAGGCTACCCGAGCCGGAGCCTGCGCCCCCTAAAAGAGTAAGGTCTGGGTTGCCTACTACTATTTCTTCAATCTGAAAGTTTACTCTGTTTGTAGAAAAGGCTACGTTTAAACCACTGCTGTCATAAACTTCCCAGCCCCAGTCTGCGGTTTCATCTCTCTCGCGAGTTACCTGTCCAATCTTATAGTTAAAGAAAAAGCCCGGATCTATTTTTTCTGAGTAAAGCCTAGAGAAGATTGCAACATCTTTTGTATCAACCCAAGCTGTGTTATTTGGGATAGCTGCATTGAAAGTAGTACTAAAAGTTATTTTTACATCGTAGCTTCCACCATCCTCTATTTTAATAACTGAGGGAGGTGTTACTCCTGAAACGTAAGCAGCCCATGCGCTAAGTCTTGTGCCAATACCTACGTCATTAATATTATTATCTTGCAGTCCGTCCGTAGTACCCATTCCAGATATTCCACCATTGATGGCTGAAACACTGCCATAACTTAGGTTAGCGTAAATATAGTCCTGTCCTACTCCGCCGCCTGACTTCTTTGTAATGGTTAGATTACAGGTTCCTTTAAAAACGGAAAGAGTTAGAGGATAAGTTGATCCACTAGTATTACTACCACCTGCGCCTACAAAAAGTAAACACTCTTCAAAAGGTCTTGGCATGATAATACAAGGGGCAGGATCTCCTTCAACCCAAGGGTTGTTGCCGTCATAGGTTCCTCCTGCATCTGTACCTGTTCCTGAATACGATCCAGGGATAACAGTTCCACTTTTTACACTCTGAACTTGTTTCGAAGTTCCGTCAATAAGAGAAACTCCTGATAAATTACTTACTTCTATTCCATATGCCATAATTAGTACCTAAATACAAGAATGTGATAATCCTCGTTTCCCGTTAAAACTTGGTAGCTGGCGCTAGCTGTTCTTATATCTGCTCTTCTTAGTGTTATTGAGCCTGAAGAGCCTCCATCTACGTAGTAGTTCGAGCTATCTGTAGTATTTACAGCATGCCACTGGCTAGAACCTCCTGCATAGTATCCAGGATAGGATACGGAGATGGTGGTATTACCATTTCCTGTGCCTGTTACCGAACCGTGGTAGCGAGGTTGTCTTTTTTCCATTGACATTCGCGTATCACCGGAAGAGTTGAAAGCTTCAAGACCGTAGTCTGAAGGGTCGATAACTCCAGTGACTGTAAACGTTTTTGTTTTGTTACCAGCGGACGGAGTACCGTGAGTAAAAGTAGCTGTTGCACTGTACGTTGAACCCGCAGCGCCTGAGATATTAAGAATGCAACCATTTACTCCAGTCTGAGAAGTATGTTGCATACCTACACCTGTGCTCGTAGGGTAAGTAAGACTACAGTTTACCATATTCGAAAAGGTTGCTGTTACATTATTCAAATATGTTTGATAAAGATCGTTATTCGAGTCACCCGCTGCACCATTCATTATCCAACTCATTGTAGACCCTGAAGATGCTACATTTTGTGTAGTTGTTGCACTCTGATTCGTAGAGAATCCATAATAGTAGATTCCTTGACCTACATGATAATCGGGATCAGAGCCTGAGCCAGCTGCATCCGAGTCTACGTACCATGACTCTAAAACACCACCAGCATTGAACTTTGTAAAATTACTTTTAAGCCGAGTACTTGATGCAGCTTGCTGCACATGAATGTACTCTCCAGGGTTAAGTGTCTTGTTTGAACCTGTAAAAGAGCTAGGAGGTGTAGTACTCGTTGAGATACCAAAGTTTGCAGTTCCTGTTACTCGAGAAACTGTTATAGCTTGGTTGTAGCCTACAGGTTTTGAGTATGATGTAGCATTCGTACCTGAAGCTACCATAAAGGCGTTGTTCAGTCTCCAAGTATCCGGAGTACCATCAGCTGTATACTCCCATTCTACTTCGTCAGGAATGCCGTCAACTACAAAAGGATTACCACCTACTGTAATAACTGAAGCAGGCCAGTACCATCTAGAAACAGGCGTAGTACCGTTTGCGAGGAACTGACTAAAAGTTGCAGAGGTTCTAGTAAGAGTTCTTGTTGTTGTACCACTTCTTGTTACGTTCGAGGTAATGATCATGTTATCCCATAGATCATTTGTAACATTCGCACTACCGTCTGTGATAGTAAAGGTTATATTACCAGAAGTATCCCAAAATAATTCACGAACTGATGAACCTGAGTAAATGCTAAAAGCTGTCGAAGAGGATCCACCACTCGTGTCAGAAATAGTTCCTGACGTTTGGTAGTAACCGTAGTAAGTATAAAACTGTCCTGCGGTAACGAATTTAGTTTCTGCAATAGCCATATAAAAAGAATCCTCCTAAGATGCTATGAATTATAACACCAGAGGAGGGCAATGTCAAGCATTATTTTCAAAAGGTGTATCGTACTTCAGTCTCCAGCCCGTTTTTGCTAAAGTCTTTCGTGCTCTCCAGTTTCCCTTTTAGGGTGAAGCCGCCTTTTTTGAACTTATAGCCTGCTTCGGCACTACCATCTCCAACTTCCATATAATAATTTTTTGAAAACTTGTATCCAACTCTCGTAAACGAAGAGGTCTTTACAATAGGGTCTTCGAGCAGGGACTTGTACTTGTACTCCAGGTATGGGGCAGCTTGGAGTGTGGGGGTGATAAGTAGGGCAATCGCGATCAATTTTTTCATATTGTATTCCTCCTTTCTTCTTATTCGAATTATTTCGAATTGATGACAATTGTATCATACTTTTATGACAGTTTTATGACAGTTTTTTTATAACACCCTTTCTCGTTACGTGTTTTTCTTAAAGTTATACGTGTGGGGGAGCCCCGGCGGGCGGCTTATAACCAAGTCGTCTAACCGCCCCGCCCCTTATGCTTTTTTGTTCTAAAAAACATGCAGAAAAATTTTATTAAATGCTTGACAGATTCGCTGGGCGTGCTACAATATCACCTCATTAGACAGATAGGGAAAGAACCCCATGTTCGATAATATGCAGGCTCAAAAAATCCATAGGCAAAAATTGCTTGATCGCGCGCTATGTGTTATGTCATACTGGTGCTTTCACGAAACTAAAAACGCGCTTCAAAATTCAGAGGAATTTTACAAGGCCGTTGAATTTATGGTGCAATACCACCCTGAGATTTTACGGCTCTGGATTAGCTTTGTTTTCGACTATCGCACTGGGGCATAATCATGACATTATTTACAATCGTTTTAAATGTTTTTTTGATTCTCTGCGCGGTGGTTGCGTTCGTTATCTCGTTTATTGGTGGCGTGGGCTGGCTGGCTCTGGTTATGGTTCCGGTTATGGCCGCGCTAATTTTTTCTTTAAATTCTTTAATAAAGGCTTGCTAATGCTTGCCCTCTATGATAGAATAGCATCTCTTTACAATTACTTACTAGGATATACAATTATGACTGATATTAACTACACTCCCGAAATGGTCGCAACTATCGAAGCGGCTCAACCTCTCGACCTTGCTAAAGCTAAGGCACTAGGCGCGCAACTTGATCGCGGCTACCGTTCAATTATTGCTAAGGCAAAGCGCGAAGGGTTCGAATATATCTCGAAGCCAGCACCAGCCAAGAAAAAATTGGCTCCCTCAAAAGCTGATATGGTCGCGGCAATCTGCGCGGCTGTTGATACCGATTCGCTTGACGGCCTTGAAAAGGCCACCGGATCGGCTTTAAATAAATTACTATCATCGCTTGCATAACTAGGGAAAGCCCTGTATAATCAGGGCTTAACCACTGGAGATTTAATTATGAATAATACAACTGCTACTGCTATCGGATACGTTGGCGCGATCGTCATGGCTCTGTTCTCTTTTACCATGCTACCGGCTATTGCCATTCTCGGCCTTGCTTTGCTGACCGTCCAAATGACCTACGCCAGAATCTGGAATCTGGTTGTTCTTAACTTGGTATCAATTGGCGGCTTTGCTGTTCAATTGATGGGAGCGTAAATCATGCAATATAAAATCTGGGACTTAGACGGAACCGTTATCGACTCAAGCCACCGATATTCAACCCTGCCAAATGGTGATATTGATCTGCCGAAATGGATCGCTGACAATACACGCGAGAACATTGCAAACGATCAACTGCTACCACTGGCGCGGCTGATGCAATCAAACTATGCTCACGGCGATATTGTTATTATTTGCACTGCCCGCGTGTTGGGTGTATGGGATCACGTTTTTTTGGCTGACCACGGTATCAAGGCGCATTTTATTCTATCTCGCGCACTTGGTGACAATCGCGGTGATGCTGAACTGAAACGCTCCAAATTGCTCGCGCTATTTGCTGACCTCAAGGTGCCGTTTGCCCGTTGGACTCGTAACGCTACTTTTTACGATGATAATCAAGGCGTATTAGATATGGCAGAAAAATTTGGCATTCGCACCCGAAATGCTGTAGAATTAAATCTTCAACTTACTAGAAAACAGGCTTAATATTATGAACACTTTAATCGTAGACACTGAAACAACTTCAAAAAATACTGTCGCAGACTTTGGCGCGGTTGTCGTGGACGAAAACGGAAAGATACTAGAACAATTTGGGGTATTACTGCACGGCCACTTTGCGACTCTGCCACTATTCAGCGATCACCGCGCCCCTGCTGATGCTTTCTTTTCGACTCAAATGCTCCACCGTAGACGTAAACACTACGACAAAATGCTGGAAAATGGTTCACGGTCGTTATGCTCTCCCCAACTAATCAATCTTTGGTTGACTCGCATCAATGCCCAATATTCGCCTGTTTTAACTGCTTACAATATATCTTTCGACTTTGGTAAATGCGCTAATACAGATATTAATCTCGGAATCTTTGCGGAAAAATTCTGCTTAATGAAGGCGGCCAAAAAAGCAATCGGCACACTTTCGGAATATGCTGACTTTTGTAATGATCGAGGTTTTTTGACTCCAACGGGGCGGCTTAAAATGACCGCTGATGCGATGGCTAAATTTATCGCTGATAAAGATGTTTATTCGGGTTCGCTAGAAGATGAACCTCACACCGCCCTAGAAGATGCGCGAGATTATGAGGCTATGATTTTGCACTACATTCTAAAAACCCACACCTACGCGCAACTAATGGAGCTTGGACAATGAGCTTAATACCTGAAAAAGAGGCGGAGTTTCTCCGCCTTAAAATGAAAATGGAAATAATCCGCACTATTTGCCCAATGATTATGATTTTAATTCAACTTTTTATTATCATAGAAATCTACTAGGCAATAATCATGCCAACTTCTAAATGAGAACCATTCTCATTTAGAAGCCCTTCCAATGTTCCACGTGGAACACGCTAAAAACCAAAAATCCGCAAAAAAGCAAATTTGCGGATTTTTTTATTTTTCCGAAAAAATCATAAAAAAAGCAAAATAATCCTTGACTTATTGAAATTTTTGGCGCGGGGGCGCCAGTAGTAAGTCAACGATTCTTTTTGCATGGGCCTCAAAAACGTGTGACCAACTTTCGTACAATTGGTCGAGTCTTTTTT